ACATAAAAGGGGAAACGAAAGTAATGATCCCATCAATTGGCCAGACTTCTGAAGACTAGGTGTTAAACCTGTCTTCTTTGGATAGACCAAAAGATGTGGAGAAATTTCTTTCATAGCCCACCTTTTAGTAGGTTCATGATCAATGGACTCAAGAATACCTTCCATTAAAGCTTTTGAAGCTTCAATTGGAATTGAATCTGTAGCTGCGGTATAATCGCCAGAAATCCATACATCATCAGGATCCGAATTTTCGTAAATCCTTTCGATAGATGGTTCTAATCGATTTGTACCATGAGTTAAGCAGAATTGTTGTTGAGAATCTAAAGCAAGCCACATGGCGTGCTGTAAAGGTTTCAAACAAAAACAATCTGCTACTCCCGCTGTGATGGTCCTCACCTTGAGGGGTTCCCTAATGGGTTCCACTCTTACAGGTAGAGGCTCATCCGGAGGATAAGCATCAAATTCAATTGAATAGGTATTCGATCGAATCTCAGGTGACGAATCAAAACCCAGGCTGGTCGGAAGAAAAGGATTAATTTCCCTTTCATAAAATTCCTTTCCAACCTGAGTAATGTTCGTCTCAACTTGAGATTTGATAGTTTGAGTCCACGTTCGTCTAATGTTATTATGAAATCGTGATCTAACAGAATATGTATCCAAGATACTAGAAAGATATTCCAATGGAACCTCTTCCCAAGTATCTTGTTTAAAAGTAATACGTTTATCTTTATCAGAAGCCACCTGTTCCTTACGGAAAGCCGGCTTCATCTGAAAATAAGTACTACTTAATACATTCTGTTTATATGAATAAGATTTGTTATTATCTAGAAGATTTTCAGGACGTATCCAAATAGGATCGTCTTTAAGTTTATGAATTTTTTTAAATTCAATGAATAAAGGAACATGGAATCGTCTCCAAAAGGAGGCTTCATCCAAAATTCCAGTAGAATCTTCATAGGTAATTGACAATTGTTGTCCATATACCAAATTACTCGTTACAATGATGATAGGTGAGGTAAATAACCTTCCCTTTTCTGGTAAATCAGCCATAGGAAGAACATAAGGATTACAAGAAACCAAAGTTTGGAATTCTTTTATATCCTGTCCTTCTAAAGACTGACCCAGATCATCTAATATTGTAATTGGTTGATGGCTATAGCCATCCCAATGTTCAGTATTACAAGAACGAGAATAAGTGAGATCACTTCTCTGAACTCCAGGAAAAAGCTTAGAGAGTTTACTAACTAAATAAGGAAGTAAACTACTCTTACCCATTCCTGGCTGACCAAACAATCCTATCACTAAGGGTTCCATCCTATCCGTTTCATTGGAAGGAAGGGCTCCTAGTGTAGAATTTTTCAATCTATTATCATAAACTAAATTTCCTTTCACCCCTCCTGAAAGTTGGGGGAAAGCAAAAGTAGCTTTATGTGTTGGATTGAATCCGTGAAGTGGATTATAGTACTTTCGTACTATTTTTCCAAATTGTCGTCCCCTCTCTTTGAGGATTACTAGAGTTTCCTCTGGTAATGCTGTTGTTTCAGCGGATAACTGTTCACGGTGTTTGGCCAAAGTATCAAGGATAAACTCCTCTGGGACTTCTTTACATAGAACCTTTGATTGTAGTAAGGAAAAGAAAAAATCAATCTTTCCTTTCTTACCCAATCGTTCTATAAGTCGTCTCATAGCTAAGGGAACCAAATTTATATGGTGACCCTCAGGGAGTTCCTCTTGATCCATGACTTCAGAGACATGATAACATAACGAGTTTTTTAAGCATTTTATTATATCCTTCTCATCTTCAACTTTATTTTGCCGAAGTTGAGAATATATGTGACTGAAAATAGCAGTTAAATGATTCTTTCCTTTCAAAGCAAAGAGCTTATTAGCTCTTCTTTGAAGAAAAGGTTCATCACCTAGCTTTTTCATTCTCATTGTTAAATAAAAAGCCCAAGATATGCGTAGTGCGTGGGCCAATCTCCTATAATCTTTAAAGATTAT